TAGATGGAAAAATATCTGATCACATTACTCGCATACTTAAAGAAACTCTAAAAGTTGACAGTAAAAAGAAGTTAGATATAGAGGAAACCACCAATAATCTCAATCATATCGGAAATAATATGAGACCATTTGCTACTATTTTACAACTTGCAAGAAAGGCAGTGCCTCAAACTCCAAATGCTCAAGGTAATACTGCAGGTTTCTTTTTCTTTGAAACCTCTGAGGGATATAAATTTAAATCTGTAGATGGATTACTTTCAGAGAATGAACCTGGCGGTGCCAAGAAAAAATACAAAAGTTATATCTATAATAACACTCCTGACGGAAGAGGATCAACTATTCCTCCCGAATATGGAGGGAAAGTATTGGAGTATAATGTCACCACCTCTGCCGGAAGTGTTAAATCAAAACTACAAATTGGTACATATTCAACAAGAACAATTCTATTTGATCCCTTTACCTGTTATTATGAGGTTGTAAATCCAAATGTTCAAGGAGATAAAGGTGGAGAGAAAAATCTTCAAAAAGCAGGAAAAAACCTGCCAAAATTTAATAAAGAATTCAACCAAGAGGGGACAAATAAAGATTTTTCGAGAACTCAATATATGCTTTTAGATAAAGGAACTTTACCCACAGGAGATTCAAAAGAACAAATTAGTAAATCTACAGAGGAAAATTTTGATCCAAAAAATATTTTAAATCAATCTGTAATGAGATATAATCAATTTTTTTCATCTAAAGTTGAAGTCACAATCACTGCTGATTTTAGTTTACACGCGGGAGATTACTTCTTTGTTGATTCTCCAGAACTCTCTACAAAAGATACAAAAGTTATGGACAAACAATTTGGAGGAGGTTATGTAATCGCAAAGTTGTGTCATTATATTAGTAAGAGAGATGGTGGATATACCAAATTAACTTTATGTAGAGATTCTCTTGGAAGAAAAGGTTCTCCAAAATCATCATAAATATATCATCAAAAACTTCATATTACCTCTAAATAGTTAAACTATTATACGCAATGACATGGAAAGCGTAGAAAGACATATCGAACAAGATAAAAAAATACTAGATGACCCCACAGTTTCTGCACAAGCAAGAAGACATGTTGAGGATGAATTAGATGCCCTTGAGAGGTGGATAGAAACTCACCCTGATGATAATCATGACCCAACTGGTTTGGAACTATATTGCAATGATAATCCAGACGCCCTCGAATGTAGAATGTACGACGACTAATGAGTGAAGGAACTTTATTTAATCCAGGATTTTTAGGTGGTAGTTTCCTCTGGTGGGTAGGACAGATCGCTGATGACTCTACTTGGAGAGACAACATATCACCAGGAATTCATAAGAGTAAAGATTCAATTCCAGGGTGGGGAAGAAGATATAAAGTTCGTATCATAGGACTTCACGACCAGGGCGAAACAGTTATTCCCTCTGATCAACTGCCCTGGGCACAAATCATGTATCCTGTTACAGCAGGTGGAGGACAAACAAATTCTGGACAAACTCCAAATCTTCGTCAGGGAATGATGGTTTTTGGTTTCTTTCTGGACGGACAAGACCAACAAGTTCCAGTTATTATGGGAGTGCTTGGGAACAATGAGCAAACCGCACTCTCCACTAAAATTGGTGACAATCGTGTTACAAACGAAACTCCAGGGAGTCTTGCGACTAGTGGTTATGCTGAAGGGCAAGAACCAAAACCTAGAGAGACTAAAGAGAAAGTTCCAGATAAAGGGAAAGAGGTAGAGAAACCAAAACCAGCAGAACAATCAAAGGAATGTGCTGCGCCGCCACCTGGTGTAACATTAAATAAATTTGGACTAAGACCAGATTTACCATTATCAAAATCACAGTTTCAGGATCAACAAAGCGCAAGAGATGCTGCTGAGGCAAGAGGACTCACTGGAGCTGCGAGAGATGATTTTATCCAACAACAGGTCGCTGCGGGAATAAAAAATAGATGTGCTGAAGCAAACTCTCCAGGATCTCCAACTGTTCCAGGAGCAACGATTGAGGGCATCACTTCAGTTCACAAGATGAATGCCGCTCATGTGAAGATAGAGGATAAACTTAGAGAGAAAATTCCTCTAATGAAACCTGATGATAAGGTTGGATCAGCACTAAAAGCAATTCAAACAGTCATTGATAATATTACGCAGAAGATCGACAAATATATGAGAGCAATTAACTCTTATATTGAGGCAGTGTCTAACACTCTCTCTAATATAAAAGATCTCATTGCTTCAGCCGCTTGCGAGATTGCTAAGTATATGAAAATAATCTTTGATAAAATTATGGAATATGTCTTAAAATTGTTGAATAAGACATTGACGAAAGCGGTTTCTGCCATGCCATCTAGTCTAAGATACTTATTTGGTGATATGAAGGAAATACTTACTGAACTTATTCTCTGCCTTTATAATAAAATCACTGCTGCTTTATGTGGAATGATAGAGGGTCTACTTACCAAAGCAATCAATCCTGACGAATTACGAAAAAAGGCAGAGCAAGCGCGGCAAGATGGATCAACAGCATCACAATCAGCATCACCATCCGTCCCTATATGCTATGCCGAAGACTTAGTTGCTGACGCAATCTTTGCAAATAAAAATGCAATCAATGATGCTAACAATTCTATCGTTAAAAATATAAATGCCTTCTTTGATGATATTCAAGGTCAACTTGCTGGTGTAAGTGGATCACTCTCAGACATAACTGCCTCAATTGGAAACATTAGTGGAAGTATTTCAGCAGCGTTGAGTTTTGACAACTTAAAGTTAAATGCTTTGGGTTGTGAGTTATCACCAAATAAAGCAGTCTCAGATTTTTACACATTTGCAACAGGTGGAGCAGCGGCACCAGATAAACAAACACCTAGTGTGGAAGGTGTTGATAAGTCAGTTGCAGATAAAGTGCCTCCTGGAGCTCCAAGCGCAACTGAAGTTCCATATGCACAACCATCAAAAGCAACTAAAGATTTAAAGGTTGGGGTAGTCTAATGCAGAAACAAGAGCATCTGCAGCACAAGAAAGAGAGTTGGCAAAACAATCTTTAAATATTTTCTAATAAATATCACTATGAAGAAAAAAGATAAAAGCAACAACTAATGGCTGAATTTAATATTTTTGGACCGCCATCAAAAGATAGTGTAAGAGTTGGATATATATCAACTGATAGAGGATATATTGAGGGTGTAACTATATGTGAGGCAAACAAATATGCTCAAAAAAATCCAGGAACTCAATTCATATTTAAAACAAGAAATTTTGTTAAGTATTTAAATATTAACGAGGTTAATAACCTCACCCCCGATGATGCACTTGTAGGTGAAAAAACTTGTGAGGGTGTTGTAATTGAGAAACAATGTGGTCCAGTAGAAGCACTTTTCTATGGCGGTGGTGGAGTTGGTGTTCAGGGTAATCCTATCATTGGATCCGATGGAGCCGTGCTCGCTGTTGATTTAGTTGCTGGAGGTTTTGGATATCAATATCCACCGATTGTAGAAGTAAAAGATAGTTGTGGTATTGGAGCAGGTGCTGTTGTTACTGCTGTTCTTGGGGAGATAGTTGAAACAGAAGAGGTTTATGATCAGGAGGGGGACTTTGAGGACTATGAATTTGATTTATGCCCTCCAGAATCTGCAGGATATGGATTAAGATATGGTCCTGAGGGCGAAGTTCTTGGAGAATGGGATCCTACTTTATATGCTAATCTAAGTGAAGATCCTATACGGAAAGAAATTAAAGAATATCAAGACTTCTTACAGCAGTTACAAAAACCTTGGTGGACAACAAGAAAAGAATTTCCATTAAGAGTCACATCTGCGAATAGAACAACCAGGATTAAACACGATGTTACTTTTCCAGCATGGAGTGACTTCTTAAATCAGTTTGCGATATCACCTGTTCCACCATCAAATGTTCCAGGTAGTGATTTTGCGGGACAAGAGTTTCAAATGGAATGGGAAGAGGAATTTCCATATACTGGTGAATACGTTTTTCGTGCTCAGGCAGATAATATTGGAAGATTTTATCTTGATGATGAAGAATTAATTAAGTCAGATGAATTTAAACAGAATCAAACACAATCTGTAAAGAAAACTGTCACTGCTGGAGTTCATAGAATTCTAATTGACTTATATAATGAACCACTATATGAACCACTATATGAACCACTATATGAACCGGTTATAACACAAGAATCTAGTAGATTGGTTGGTTTAGTTGATTTGGTCGATGTTACATTTGATGTTTATGGCGACCGGGGTGATTTTAGAGTAGATGATTTTCTTGTCACGTTCACTTCTATAGATGGTAAAGATACTTTTTCTTTTAAAGGATCTGATAAAAACAAACAAACAAGACAAGAAATCATTAAAGTAAGACCAAACATTAACTATAAAGTTTCTATTAGTTCATTTAGAAAAAATTATCCAAATGTGGAGCAAGGATTGCTTATCCAAGGTAAAGAAGGTGGAGTTGGGTCTAGTAATAAAATTTTTGGCGATTTTGTAGGATCAAGCGATGATAATAATGATATTCAAATAACTGCTTCAATTGGAGCATTTACCTCTAGCAATCCAAGAAAAGCACCGGGAAGTGCCGATTTAAAAGAAGGAAAAGAAAGTAGCAAAGCAAGAGACACATATGATTTAACCTTTTCAGTAAAAGAGAATATAAACACCCCCTCAACAGGAGATTTGGAAATAATATACAATGGATTGAATGCTTCAAATAATCC